TGCAATTCAACTTTCATTGGGTCGACTAATTCAGAGCCAAGAAGGTTGGGCAGCAGATCAACTCCGTGATGTGATCTATCCATTCGGAGCCCCTGAAGGTAAGACTGGAATCGTTGAATCATTTACACCTGCTTGGGCCCAGAGAGTTCTTTACGGTTTAGGTATTAACTCCTTTGAGGAGAAGAGTGTTTCTACTCTTCGACCATTGATGACATACCTTGCATCAACTGGTAACTATGGAGACTTCCCACTTGGTGGAGAAGCACAAGCAAAGCTTCTTGAAGATGCAGGTAGAGTCAATCGAGTCCTCGCCTTATGGCGTGGTATCACACAGAATGTGGCTCCCGGATCTATTGCACCTCAGATTCTTGCTAAGGACAAAGAGGGTGAACTTCATGTTCAGGCTCTTATGTTTAATGACTTCTTACAGATCCGTGCAAACAACCCAGACAGTTATGAAATTGCTGTAGCCAAGTGGGCTGACAAGTATGGCGAATCAGCACTCTTTGCTCTGGTATCCGGATCTCGTGGTGGTATCACACCTACTGATGAAGCTTGGAATTTCTATACAAATAACCGTAAAGATGCCAATGCAGTACCAAATGCGTTTGCCCTCTTCTTCCCCGGTGGACAATACTCACAAGAATTTGCTAAATGGCAAGCACAGCGTGGCCAGCGATTTAAGTTGACTCCAGCCGAAATGCAGATGGAAGCGGCTCGTTATGTGTACACAGCTCGTAAGGCTAAGTTACAAAGCGATGAAGCCATCGCTATCCAACAGGGTGCAGATCCGAAGCAAGCCCATCAAGTCTACTTGACTCGTAAGGCAGCAATGGATGATGACTTCGGTGGACAGCCAGACTTCCGTGCAGCAGGTGTTCCTCGTGAGACACTTGTCAAGGAAGTAACTCAGGCTCTTAGCAATCCTAAGTTTGCTGAAACCGAATCAGGTAAGGGCTTGGCTAAGTTCTTACAGGCTCGTGAGTCAGCATTGAATTCTGTTGCACAAGCAGGATACAAGACACTTACAGGTAAAGCTGTTGAAAATGTAGCACAATGGTTAGACCAAACTGCTTACCAGATAATCTCCGAACACCCAGATTTCTCTGTAATGTACTGGCGTGTATTTGCAACAGAGACAGGAAATAACTAATGGTTGATCTAAACAAGAACGGAATCGATGATTCCTTGGAAAAGACATCAGGAACTAATCCTTATGCTGCCCCTTCAGTAGGTGGCGGCAACTCATATCCTGCACAAGGAACTGGCGTATTCCGCCCGGGTGTTGTCTTTACTGATCCAAGGACTGGTAAGAAAACAGATGTAACTGGCAAGATTTATTCTGCCCTATATCAAGTTTCAGATCTTCAGGTGTATCAGATTCTTGGAGAACAGATTAAATCTTTATCAGATCAAAACCAAGTTAAAGCTCTTTTGATTCAAGGTGGACAACTTGCTAAGTCTGATTTCCAGACTGCCTATTGGGGCAAGGCTGACACAGAAGCATTTAAGAAACTTCTTGGTGAAGCCAATGCTGATGGTGGTCGTACATGGCAAGAGAAGTTAGCAGCCATTGGATCCGGTGGTGGTGGAGAACCAAGAACAACCACTCAGAGAGTATCAAGTATCTCAACCAAAGAAGAAGCACAAGCAATCGTTCAGAATGCACTTCGTGCAAAACTTGGTCGTGATCCTCGTGATGCTGAATATAATCAACTTCTTCAAACTCTTACATCTGCTGAGAAGGCTAACCCTTCAATCACTACACAAACACAGACAGCACCGGGTCAATACTCAACTACAACAACTGGAGGCCTATCGATGGCTGGCAAGGGTCAAGTAGTTGAACAGGCAATTATGGCTAACCCAGAGTTAGAAACAGAAGCAGTCAACAAGACTCTTAATTCATACGGCGATGTTATAGCGAAGATTGCGGGTGTCCGATAATGGCTGAAAAAAACCCAGACATTAGCAAACTTGTAGCAGATGCAGTTGCAAATGCGAATGCTGCTAAAGCGGCTCGTGATGAAGCAAAGCGTGAAGCTAACAAAATTAAAGCTGCTAACGATGCACAACTTCGTATAAAGATTACTGCACAGAATCGCATTAAGTATGCAGAAGGTCTTCAAAAATCAATCGATAGCGATCTTTTTGCAGTTAAACAACTTCTTCGCAAGCAAGAGACACAGGAATTATCTACTGCCGATCTTCGTGACTTGAAGTATTTTGCTAACCGTTATCAATCAACATTAGATGCACAGACTAAGGCTTATCAAGAGTCAAAAGATCTTGCTGCTGGAAAATATCAAGTAGATACATCTGGCAAGTTAACTACTAAAAGTGGTGCCAGCGTTGAATCTGAATCAGAAGATTCTGATGGCGATGGCATTCCAAACATTAAAGACAACCTTCCTAATTTTCCAAATTCTAATCAGGCAACAGGCAGAGTAGGCGGAGGCCCAACTGTTGTAGATCAAGCAGTAGGTGGTAATACTGGTGGTAACACCGGTGGTAATACAGGCGGTAATACTGGAGGCAATACCGGTGGAAACACCGGAGGTAATACTGGAGGCAACACAGGTGGTGGAGATAAATTCACCGGTAAGGGAACTGCTGATAAGCCATACCTAAAGAACGGTAAACCATTCACAGGAACTGCTGGCGGTAAAACCTATCAAGGTGGAATCCTTGTAGATCCAAATGCATTGACAGCAGAGCAGCAAGCAAAGCTTGGTGAGTATGGTAGCAAGTATCTTATCGATTACTTTAAGGCTAGTTACCCAGACATCTATAACAAGCTTGTTAGCATGGCACGAGAGAATTCATCTGCCGCCAATGTTGAAGCATACCTTTCAGGAACTGCTTGGGCTAAAGATGTCAACCAGAGAACCTTTGCACTTATTGGTGCAGCCGAACTTGCCAATGGTCTTAAATTAGATCAGGCAACTAAAGATACTTACCGAGATCAATACCTTGCCAAAGTCAAGAGCATGGATGAGATCAAGTATGACATTGGTCTAAAGACTATTGCCCAGTTCCAGTTGGATACAGTTAAGCCAGATGTTGCTAACTCTATCCGTGCAGGAAATACCTTTGCTCAGGCTGCTGCTGACTACATCGAGATCTATCGTAAGAACCTTGAGATTGCCTCATCTGCCTTTAAGATAGATGATAAGCAATTCCAGACACTTCTTATTAGTTCATCTAATATCAGCGACTTCGAGAAGAAGCTTCGCCGAACTGACCAGTATTTATCTCAGCCTAAAGTCCAGCAACAAATCAATGCTAACAAGATTATGGTTACTACCAAGTATCGTCAGTTTGGCTTGGCACTTACTGCATCAGCAGCAGATAATCTTGCAAAGAATGTTTTCCTTGGAGATACATCTAACGAACAGATTGATGAGAACCTTCGTCAAGAAGCAGTAAAACTCTTCCCAGCGTTCCGTGATCGTATTCTCAACGGAGAGTCTCCACTATCTATTGCAAGCCCTTACATCGGTGCAATTTCTCGTATCCTTGAGGTGCCAGAAGGTTCACTAGATCTAGAGGATGCAACTGTTCGTAAAGCAATGATTGGCTCAACAACAACTGTAGGAGACAAAACATCGTCAACAGTCACTCCATTGTGGCAGTTCGAGCAAGACCTATACAAAGACAGCCGTTGGCAATACACAGCCAACGCAAGAGCTAAAGCTGACAGCATCTTAATTGATGTCGGTTCGAGATTCGGAGTGATTCCATAATGGCAGAAAAAGTAAAGGCTAAATCCGGAGATACCCTCTCAGGTATTGCAAAAGCCCAAGGCACTACTGTTGCCCAGATCCTTGCTGATAACCCGGTTCTTAAAGCTCGTGCAGATGCAGGACAAACAGTTCTTTATAGTGGAACAAATGTAAAAATAACAGCACCTAAAACAGCAGCTAATCCTTATGGCCCAACTGTAACTGGTACTGGTGCAGGTACCGGAACAGGTGCAGTTCCTATCGGCCCAACAAGTGGAGTAAACACAACAACACTTGAAGGAATTCTTGCGGCATCTGGAACGATGCTAGATGCATCTGGAAAAATTGTTAATGATCCCAATAAAGTAGCAGGGGATGGAGATAACCCACCTGCTGGAGTAACTGAAGTCTCTCGAGTAGATAATGGTGATGGAACATTTACTGTTACATACAGCGATGGATCTGTAAAAGTTATTGGAACTAAAACTCAAACTGGCAAAAAAATAGTTCGTCAGTATTACTCAGGATCTGGTGCAAATCGTATTCAAATTACTGAATATGATGATGGCACAAAAGATACAATTCCTGCCCCAGAACAAGTAGCAGGTATGACACCTGAAGATGTCAATGCTGCTATACAAAAGGCTATTGCTGCACAGAATGCAGAATTCCAAAAGATGCTTGATGCACAAAAAAAGCAACTTGAAACTGCTAAGGCAGAACAGATTGCAGCCCAGCGTAAGTCAGCATTTGATGTTATCCGGGAACGCTTTACCCAGATGGGTATTAAAGAAGTTGGAGATGACATTGCTGCAATTTTTGCTGGCAAAGGCACAGATCGTTTTGGCAAAGCATTCGATGAAATCCCTACAACTTCAGAAGGTTTCTACCTTCAGTTGATTAACACCAAGTCTTACTATGAACGCTTTGGCAAGGTCAATGAAGCTCGTTTAGCTCAAGGCTATAAGGCACTAGATGAGAAGACAATCGTTGGAATGGAAGATGAATACCAAAAGGTATTGACTTCATACAATATGCCAACAGGCTTCTACGATCAGACAACAGACTTCCAATCTTTCCTAAAGAACAATCTCACCAATGTCGATGTTGCAAACATTATTCAGGCATATCGTGACTTTGTAACTACAGGCACAGATTCCAATGTTCGTAAGCAACTTAAGGATCTATACGGTATCGGTGACGAAGCCCTTACTGCATACATGATTGACCCAGCAAAGGGTCAGGGAATCCTTGAGCAGATTGCTGGAAAGAACATGAACACAGCAGCAGCTCTTATTGAAGGCCTAACAGCAGAAGAAGCAAATATGGCTCAGACCTACGGTGCAGGATCTCTTGGCTATGGATCACAACGCCAAAAGTATTCACAGGTTCAGCGTGAACTCCAGACAACTGGAAACCTTGCTGCTATCTATGGTGAGAACTTTGGAGCCAAAGAAGCAATCGCTGCCGAGTTCGGTGGAGATGTCCAAGCACAAGCACAAGCAGCACGAATTAAGGCAACAGGTGCAGCAGCATTCGGTGGCACAAGTGGTATCGGATCTAAGGCATTAAGAGTCAAAACAGTTTAAGTAACAGGGTGATTGGCAATCATCCGGGTTCGAGACCCGGACACCCACTCCATCTCTAGAAATGCCGGAACTTGAGATGAGTATAAACCCGGAAGTTGGAGCCAATGCATTTCCCCGATTGCATTGTGGCCAGCGACTAACATGAAAAGGGAGTAGGACAAATGTCCAATTACGAACTGGAAGAGGATGACTTCGAACTTGATTCGAACGATGTTCTCGGACAACTACGCAAGGCCAATAAGGCAAAAGAAAAGCAACTGAAGGAAATTCAGGAAGAGCTTTCCAATTTGCGTAAAGAAAAACGAGAGAGAACTATCTCAGAAGTCCTTACAGCTCGAGGAGTGAATCCGAAGATTTCGGCTTTCATTCCACAGGACATCGACCTCACGGAGGAATCGTTGTCGTCATGGCTCACAGAATACGGAGATGTATTCGGTGTGTCACAAACCAACCAATCAAATCCAGCAATACCAGAAGGATTTATAGATAGCTACAAGAAGGCTCAGTCAACTGTAGACGGCGGCATTAGTGCTGATCGTGAACAGATGATTCAAGCCCAGATGGATGAGGCCGCTGTAAAGGGGCCTGAAGCATTGAAGCAGCTATTTGCAGATCTTGGTAAAGCTGGGTACTAACCCAGAAAGGCGGTGCCGTAAATGGCAACCACTCAAATCTCTGGTGTAGGCAACTTAGTAGTCAATGCATATGACACATATGTAAGAGCTGCACTCCGCTCACTTCCTGTCATGCGTTCAGTCGCAGATGTACGACCAGTAGCCCTCACCAACCCGGGAACTACTCTCAAGTTTGCAGTTTACTCAAACTTGGCAGCAGCAACCACAGCATTAACAGAAACATCCGATGTAACACCTCTTGCATTGGCAAACCCATCACAGGTAACAGTTACTGTTACTGAATACGGTAATGCTGTTGAGCAGACAGAGAAGGTCAACATGGCCACATTCTCTTCTATCGACACCATGATCGGTGATGCAATCGCTTACAACGCTGCTGATACTTTGGATCAGCTAGTTGCAACAGCACTAACATCTGGAACAGTAGTTAAGTACGGTGGAAGCCGTACATCAACAGCTACTCTTACAGCTTCAGATGTTCTATCAACATCAATGCTTCGTAAGGCACAAACAGAGCTTCTTGAAGCTAACGCTCAACCTCGTGTTGGTGACCTTTACACATTGTTCATCCACCCACGCCAAGCTTTCGACCTTCGTGCCGAGACTGGTTCAGGCGGATTTGTGGACATCCACAAGTACACAACTGAAAATGTTGGAAACCTATTGACAGGCACCATTGGTGTTCTTGAAGGCTTCCAAGTTGTTCAGACATCTCGTGTTCCTTCAGCAACATC